AAGAGTTCTACAGAAGTATCTACTTCTGCAGTTGAGATATCGTTAACATAAGAGTCAACATTTGGGGCATCTTTTTTAATACGTAGTGCATTTGTTTGAACTGACATTTGAGTGTTAGTTCCTTTCTTAGCCATAGCCATAGGTAGAGTCAAGAAACGGTTGTTTCTTGAGTGTGAATCCTAGTCCAATTCTCCAATAATTCAATTGGTAGATCTGGCCAACGATTCCAATCAATCCGCGGGGAATCTAAAAGATTCCTGGATTGAAAACTGTGTAGTGCAGACTCTATCATAGCCCGGCTGTACATACGAGAACCGGGTAACTTCTTTCCGTCTACAACTATTGATTTAAGTCTGTAAGGTGCTCTCGGTATATAGCCTTTTCTTTCCCATAACCGAACAGTAACTACTGGCCGCCCTAATGCAAGACACAAAGATCCTACACTAAACAGCTCAACAGTTTTTCCTCCAGGTAAAGCTTTTACTTTACCTTGAGATTCCCACCCCTCTTTTATTTCTTTCTTTTTTGGTTCAGGAAAAGATGCAGATTTACGTTTTCTTTTTGAGCCCGGATAGAATTGTTCTAGCCCTTTAAGAAAAACATCAACTGAATCTTCTCCCCCCTGCATATGCATTAGTTACCCCTTACTTGGAATAAAGGCCCAAGTAATTTTTTTAGGGTACATAGCGTCGACTTCCGCCTCAGTTAATTTGCCATCGTAAAGGCATGACATAACTTCGTCTTCATCAATAGTAGGGATAGATTTAATGCACTGTTGTGCTAAACCTTTTTTAGTAAGTAAGACTATCGCAGTATCCATATCCAAAGATTGAGATACGCGACGTTGACGCTGCATGCTTACATACCCATCAACTTCTTCTGGAAGAGTTACCCAAACATGACCTTTATCGTCAACTTCGCCGTTCTCTTCTACGTACTCATTTAATTCAGCTTTTATTTCATTTTGCTTTTTAGTAAACTCGTCTACTCTTGATTTGTAAGAAATAAACTCTCGAAACTTTGCAACCAAAGGATTTACATTGACCTCAGGTTTGCGTGTTGGTTCAGCAATTTTTGCCATTTACTTACCCTCCTTAATAGGTAGCTTTACCCTACATTAAATTTTTTCTTCTTGCAAGTAGGCTTTTAATGCCTGGATTATGACATCGGTCACAGTCCTGTTTTCTGAGGCTGCCTTGGCCTTTACCGCAGACCAAAGGTCCTCAGGAACTCTTATGGTACGGGTAGGCGTCTTTGGTGAATTTGGCACGGTCTTCTCCTAAACTATAGCGGACTGTAAAAATGCCCTCAAACTTCCAGCGTTAAGGTTTACCCCACCACGGTCGTTTATGCCTTCACCATCCACAACAGCATTAGCTACAGCGCTCTTTTGCTCTAGAAGGGCGTGTTGCCGTTCTTCGATAGAACCTTGCATCAGGATGTCCTGAATAACTATGCTTTTCCAGGTGCTTGAGGCACGCATTATTCTACCGTTTCTTTGTACTGCTAACCCCGCATTCCATGGTAAATCATAATTTATTAAAAGATTGGCTTGGGGTAGGTCTACACCGTATCCTCCGGCGTCAGAGCTAACTAGTACTCTAACATCAGGATCTGTTTGAAAACTAATCTTTGACTCTTCTTTTTCTTTAGCGTTCATTTGCCCTGTGTATGGGGTACTGCCCCACCCCGTTAAAGAGTCCCTAATTATGTCTACCATTTTTACATAGCTGGTAAATATAACAACTTTATTACCAGGATAGGCAGACAAAAAGTCATCAACATACTCTTTTAACACAGCAAGTTTTGGTGCTTTTTTAATTGAATCTAATAGCCCTGAATCTTTTAATTCTGCTGCGTATTTAGATCCTTCGCCACGCATAGGATTGTATATATCAGCAGAGTGTCGAACTAAATCTGGGTGGTCGCACAACATACGTAGTGAAGTTAACTTTGACATTATCCTGCCCCGTAGTTCGTCCATAGGCCCGCCTTGATCGCTTTGATGGCCGTAGTGGGCAAAGATGTCAAAGGATCCGCCAAAAGAGTTTAAAGCGTCATCTAGGTCTGTTAATAGCTCAGTAACTATGGCGTTGTAAAGGTTCCTAGTAGCTGCGTCAAAGAGTACAAATATTGGCTCAGCCATAAGTGACTCAGGTAAATATGGGGCTACATCAGAGTCAGATTGACGTTTTCGTACACATGCTTTGCTTAAAGTCTTATGTAATACTGGCAAATTGCGGTAACGATCTACCCCGCCAAATTGATTACGAACTATAAAGGTTGAATCAAAAAGATCAAATCTCCCCAAAACTTTAGGGTCTACAAACTGCATTATTGAGTAAAGCTCTTCAGGTTTACCGTTTTCTATTGGGGTACCGGTTAAAGCAAATTTATAGGGGCTTTCTAATTTCTTTACATATTTAGATCTTTTGGATCTGAAACTTTTAATTGCGGTAGCTTCGTCAATGACAATGAATCCTGTTGGGAGTTTTTCAATGTACTCCCAGTCATTAACAACCTGCTCATAGTTAACAATGACATAATTGACGAGCGAATGCCCCCAGTCGATGGCTTCAGCATACTGCGCTGCTCGTTGCTTCGGTGTTCCATCCACGACCAGAGTTGTAGAAGATCCATCAGTAAATTTCTCAATCTGTGAGGCCCATTGATATTTAAGGGAAGAGAGACAAATTATAAGGCCTGGCTCGGTAATCTTACCCTCATCCATCAAGTTTTCTAAAGCCGCTATAGTCAAAACGGTCTTACCTAACCCAAGGTCGTAGGCAACAAGCATCTTTTTTCTAACCATCATTCGCTCTACAGCCACAGGTTGATAAGGCAAAAGAGTACCCTTAAAGGTCATGCGTCACGTCTCCAATGAACAAAAGACTTAATATACACAATTGCGTAGGCTATTGCTGAAAAGATAAAGCCGTACTGTTCAGTGATTAAAGCGTAGGCAATCCAAAGTATCTCGTTAAAACACAAAACTACCCAACCCCAAATAGTTTTACGGCCTACAAAATAAATTCCAGTGACGCCAATAGCAGCTAGAACCCAGGACCACATCATATAGCCGCCTCTCCAAGTACACAGTGTCGAGCATTGTCAATCCCCCAGTGTATCTGATCTAAAGACATATCACCAATGTCCTTTACTTGAAAGTCACCATAGTTAAAAAACCAACACTCTAACCCGCCTTTTCTAAAAGCAGAGAGTAATTGACTACTGGCTTTTTTACCTGGCCCATCGTTATCCAGCGCTATCACCAAGGTTTTTGCCCTACGCATAATGTCTATTTGATCATCGCTTACTATGGCCCCATAAGTAGCCACCCCGCCCTGTATGCCAACAGAGCTTAACTTCACAGCATCTAGGGGAGATTCTACAACAATCATTTGATCTCCATCCCAGCAGTCTAAACCAAATAAAGTCTTTGACTTTGGGACACCTGGGGGGCGGTTAAAGAATCTTCGTGATAACTGACCCTTTTCTTGCCACCCAAAGAGTTTATTGTGGTCAAGCGTCCTTATAGGTAGGATCCAAGAAGAATCGTTTGCCTGCCATCGGACCCCATATTTATGGCAAGCATCAATGCTTATATCCCGCGCTTTTGCAGCCCACTCAGGCACGTCTGAGAAGATTGCTAAACGAGCTTCGCTCATTGGTACAAGCTTAGGCAAATGGATGTAGGTCTTTCGAGCTTCGTCCAACTGCCGGGATATAAAATCTATGTCTAACTCTACGTCTGTTCTAAGCCATGACTTAGCTTTTTCTAGATCCCCGTACTCAAGAAGATCTGAAATTAAAGTTAATAAGTTACCTTTGTAGCCACAAGAAAAACAATTGTGTGCTCCTGTTACTGCGTTTATAGACCATGACGGATTGTTATCTTTCTTTCCAGTCCGATACTCATGCATAGGGCACAAAGCACCAAGCTCACGGTTTCTAGGGATTGAAACTATGCTCAGGCGTAATAATGTGCGCTCTACTTCTCCGTCACGAAACATTAGGGCTTATCCACTAAAGTAGGGGCTAAGGCGTATGTCCCACACAAAGCGCATTCCATTTGAATAAGGTACATAGAAATTTCGTAATCCTCAAAAGAAACCTTTACGTTCCATAAATTTGATTCACAGTGTGGACAATCATGATGAATTTCTTCTGCATGATCCATAGTGCCCGTGTAATCAGGTTTTAACTCACGAATTGATTTAGGAGACGCGTGCACGTCGTCTTCTATTAATGCGGACTCTACTTCTATCTCGTGGCGTTGTGGCGCCCCATATCCCATCAAGATTTGGTTGAGATACCGCGTAATCGGCGCAAGGAACGACAAGAGGGCACTTGTTACAGATATCTTTAGCCAGTCTAATCTGAGTGTGGCTATTGTAGTCCTGTGGAAAAAAAAGTTCCGGATCTTCCTTAGCGCATAGTTGACGGCCATCATACGGATACTCCTGAGCCATATTCTTCGAACCTTCCTTCTTCCCAGTCCCAAAGTAGCTCTACTTCTGCAGGGCCACAGTTACGGCTTGCAACGATCCGCAACAATCTTGAACTATCATCGTTTTCATCTTGTCTCTGTAAAGCAAAGATCACATCCGAATCTTGGTAAAAAGATGAGGAGTAACCAATAGCGTCTGCTGTAACTTGTCCCCTACGCATTTTGTGGGTCAATACCTGGGTAGTCATAACAATAGGTTTTTTGTGCTTTTGAGCTAGTCGTTTCATAGACCTTGTTATATTAGTCAAAGCCATAGGTGTATTTGCCTCTCCAGTAACCTCATCAATCATTAAGTAAACTCCGTCAACAAATATAATATCGGGTTGAAGCTTTTCAATCTTTAACGATAGCCCCGTTATAGTAGACGCAGTAACAGAGTCAGTCAGATAAAAATTATGCATACCATCCATATGATCTAAAGTTTTTTGATACCTAGCTTCTTCCAAAGGAGTTAAGGCACCGCGTATTAAACGACCATGGGATATATGGGCACGCATAGAGTCGTGTCTACGCTGCTGTTCCATATTGCTCATCTCAAAAGATTGATACAGAGGAACAAACCCATCTTCGTGAGTATTTACAGCCATTTGCAAAGACAATACTGATTTACCGGTTTTAGGTGGGGCGATCACTGTGACCAGTTGACCTGGCTGTAGCCCAGCAGTAGCCACGTCCATTACTTGAAAACCAGTAGCAATTCCAAGTAAACCATTTGGTCGAGTCTTAATGTTTAAGTACTCGTCGTATCGCGCATGAGTATTCTTAGTTAAATCTATGTCGCTAGTTTGAGAAGCACCTTCGTCAGAAAGTTTAGCTACACCTGATCCCATTAACGTTATAGCAGAATCATGGTCTCCGGCAGCTACTGCATCTGCAGCAAGTTGAACTACTTCAATAGTTTTTTGACGTTTGCGATATTCAACTAACTGATCTAGCAAATATGAAATTGAATCGTCAACAGCTAAAAGGCGGTAGGTAGGAAAGTTATCTTTTACTGTTGTGGCTGTAGGAACTTCGCTGTATTTAGTCCAGTGCTGTCGTATAAATTTCCACACGGCACGGTTCTCGTCAACGTAAAACCACTCGTCTTGTAATCCGCGCTCTAATAATTCGGATATATCTCTATCGCGTACAGCTTTAGAGATTAATCTAATCTCGTTGTCAGCTGCCACTGTTAATCCTCCCCATATCAATAAACTTTCCGCCGTATCTTAAACCGCGTTCGGGTATATCCACAACTCCTACCAACTCTG